GTATTATTTTCTGTTCATATGATGGCACCAAATACTGTTTATTATAAACCTTGGAGAATGGTTCATTTCCAAACAACGTCATCAACAGGATCAACGACATCATCAGGTTCGGTTTCTTTTACAGTATCGGCAACAGATTTTCAGGTAGCTTCATTTCAAAATGGTGATTATAATTTTGAAGTAAGATTTGTTGGACATAGAGCAATATACGCACTTTGTGTTAATAGTTCAGAAGTTGCACCAACTCCAACACCTACCCCAACAGTTTCTCCAACGAGAACATTAACACCGACACCTACACCAACAAATACTACAACACAATCTACTCCTACACCTACACCAACTTCTGCTACTCCAACTCCAACACCAACTCCTACAACATCTAATAGTGCCGCAACATTATATTGGAGTTTTAGTGAAGTAACTGGTGGAAATGGTATATACGATTTATATATAAATGCAGTATCAGTTGAAACAAGAAACACAACGGATAATGGAACTTATACAGTTTATGTTGGTGATGTTATTACCGTTGGTTGTAACGCAGATCAATGCACATCAGGTGGAGATACTTATACAAATATTGTTGTGACAGGAGAAATAACAGACAGTGCTTGTCAAAATAACGGTTCAATACCATCATATGTATCACCAGGTTATACAGTAGTATCAGGTGATGTAGGAACTGCCTTGTATATGAATTTACAAGTTAGTTGTGATGCGGCTTGTATTTAAAAATATATATAGTTAATTATTATGGCCACAAAAGAAATAGCAATAAAAGTTACGGTTCAAGGTAAAGAACTCGTTTTAACAGGTAAACAGGCGGAAGAGTTTAAAGATGTAATTGTTAGTTTAAAAGAACAATTAAATCAACTTGGTGAGAGAAGTGAAAAGAACGCCGAAATTTTTGATAAATTAAGTGGTGATTTACAAACACTGGAACAAGCCTTTGTTGAAGTAAAAGACGAAGCTAAAAATAGTGGAGATAGTGTAGAAGAGGGTGGTGATAAAGCAGAAGGAGCAGGACAAAAAACAAAATCATACGCCGCTCAAATTAAAGATTTAAGATTACAATTAATTGCATTAGGTGATAGAACAGATGAAAACGCAGATAAATATGATAATCTTACTTCACAAATTAGAGATTTATCTGAAAAACAAGAAGATCTACAATTTGGAACAAAAAAATTAGATGACGCATTATCAGCTATTCCAGGTCCTATTGGTCAAGCCGCTTCATCATTTAAGATGTTTGATGATGGTTTAAAAAATGCAAAATCGGCAGTTGGAGGATTAACAAAACAATTTCCAATATTAAAAAATGCAATCGCGGCTACAGGTATCGGGGCCTTGGTTATTATAATAGGTTTATTGGTAGCGGCAATAATGAAGGCTTTTCAATCGTTTAAACCATTACAAGACGCAGTTGGAAAACTCGGTGTTTTATTTGATATATTAGGTGAAATGGTTCAACCATTGATTGATTTAATAGGTCAAGGTTTGACAGTTGTATTAGAAGGTTTAGCAAAGACATTAGCGTTTGTAACGGGTAATTTAGATGAATATAACAAAAAAGTAGCGGACGCTCAAGCCACCGCAGATTTAGAAAAGAATCTAAAAAAACAAGAAGAATTTTTAGACGCTAATGGTTATAAATATGATGAGTTTACTCAGAGAAAAATTAAAGCAAATATTGAATTTACCAAAAAGAAATTAGAATTAGACAAAGATGAAACTAAATCTGAGGCCGAAAAAATGGCTTTATTAAAACAATATAGAGATAAAGCAAATTTTGAAATACAACAAGCGGACGCAGATAGAGCGGCAAAAACAGAAGATGATAGAAAAAAGGAATTAGATAAAAGACAAGCCGCCGCAGACAAAGCAAGAGAAATTGAAAAAGATTTTCAAAGTAGATTAAAAAATTTAAAAGATGAAAATACTTTATTAGAAATTGAAGATGAAAAAGAAAGAGGAAGAAAAAAACTTGAAATTGATTTAAAAAATCAACTCAATGAGATAAATCAATTAAAAATTAGTGAGAAAAAGAAACAACAATTAAGAGATGAGACAAACAAACAATATCAATTACAATTAAAACAATTTAATTTAAATATACAAAAACAAGAAGAACAAGCTAACAAAGATCTTGCAAAACAAACAAGAGATATAAAAATATCAATGATTGAAGACGAGAAACAAAGATTGTTAGCGGAGGCCGAAGCGAGAAGAGATGACGCTATAGATTCAATAAAACAATCAGAGGCAAGTGAAGAGGCGAAACAAAAAGCAATCAAAGCAATTCGTGAAAAATATGAAAAAGATAAAGCAAATGTAGATAAAACAATTGCAGAAAAGAATAAAGAGAATGTTTATAAACAAATAGAATTTGAAAGAGAAAGTAGAAGAATAGGTTTAGAAAACAAATTAAAAGAAATTGATTTATCAACAAAAAGAGAAGTATCTAAAGTTGAAGCGAGAAGGTTAGTAATGGAGGAACAAGCAAAAATAGATTTTGAAGCTGAAATGCAAAATCTAAAAAAATTATTAGATAGTAAAGAAATTTCACAAAAAGATTATGATGAAAGAGAAAAACAAAGAAAAAAAGAACACGAATTAAAATTAAAAGAAATTGAAATACAATCAATAAATGAAAGACAACAAGCAAGACAAAAAGAAATTGATTCATATGTTCTACTTGCACAGTCCGTTTTGGATTTAGTTAATGTATTTAAAAAAGAAGGTGAGGAAAGTAAAGTATTAATAAAAATACAAGAAGCATTGACCCTTGCTTCTCAAATCGCTACACTTGTAAATAATATACAAGCCTTATCTGAATTAGGTAAGGCCTATGGTAAACAAATTGGTAAAGCTTCGGCGTTACCATTTCCAGCATCGATACCTGCTATTGTAGCGGTAATTGGAACATTTACATCTGTTTTATTGACCGCTAAACAATTATTTGGTATTGGAAAAAATAAGGCAGCAGAAAAACCAACAGGACCGGCTTCAAATTCGGCGGAATCTCTTGGAAGAAATTATTCAGATGGTGGATTAATTGGAGGAAGAAGACACGCTCAAGGTGGAACATTAATTGAGGCGGAACAAGGTGAAGCTATTCTTACACGTGGAGCGGTTACAATGTTCGCTCCAATGTTATCCGCAATGAATCAAATGGGTGGTGGAACGTCATTTTCAAGAAACGCGTTAATGACAAGTTATGACGCTCCTGTTGTAGATAAACCAGCAAAATCACAAGAACCAATGGTATTTAAAACCTATGTAGTATCAAATGAATTAACAACAGAAGCGGAAAAACTTGCAAGATTAAAAGATTTATCAACACTATGAAAAAAGGAAAATCAGAAAGTAGAAAGATAACATTTGGAAAAAGGAAAGGTGGTAAAGCGAAGAAATCACGAGGACCAAAAGACAAGAAAGTATCTAAATATAGATCTCAGGGTAGATAATCAAATATTAAAATTTTATATTTATTAATATGGAAAAGGAAAAAATATATGAACTAAGAATAGATGAAGAGGATGAAATAAGTGGTGTAGATTCTATAAGTTTAGTTGACGAACCAGCAATAATGATAAATTGGGTCGCGTTCAAAAAAGAAAAACCACAAGAATTTCACGTTCCTGAAGGTGAAGATCAATTTTATTTAGATAAATTTTTATCTGTTGGTCAATCAGAAGAAGATCTTTTAAATGAAGGATGGGAAGTAGAATCTATTGAAGAAATAGGTCAACATAATTTTGGTTTATCAACAACACCAAATGATGAAAGTGAACAGGATACAGATGAATTTAGAATAAGATATAAATATGGTTTATCAAAAAATATCAAAGAAGATCCAATTATTTTAACTACAAGAGAATATTGTAGAACACTTATAAATAGAAATTTTGTTTTTAGATACGAAGATATCGTATCATTACCACCAAACGCAGAACCTGATGATGGTGGATGGGGTGGTCAACCACAACTATGGAGAGGTGGTTATAATTGTCGTCATAGATGGTTTAAAATATTGTATAAAAATACAGGTAAGATTGTAAATAAATCTACAATTAATATTAATAAAATTAGAGTAGATGGAAGGCCTACAGAATTAACACCTGATTGGTCTCAACCTAATACGATTACAACAAAAACAAGAAATAATCCATCACCTTCAACAATTAAAAATTTGGGATTATCAAAAGAACAAATGGAAATAGATGACCAAAATGTAAATGTATTTGGTTATCATACAAGATACTTTGCTCTATGTCCATCGGCACAAGAATTATTCAAACATCTCGTATCAATGAATATGGATGAAGAAACAATAGGAATGGTGAGATCGGCGGCACAAGTCGCAGATAATGTATTTCGTATAGAAGATGAAGTAATTAAATCAGAAAACTCAACACAACATCAATATGAAGAAGCCGTTGTATTAGTTGAAGATTTTAAAGATATTATACACGAAATAGATGAAGAAGTTGGAATGATACACGACGTATCATTTATGGATGGACATATTGAAAAGATTAAAAGTTACGTTAAAGAAGATTTGGGATATGATGTAGGATCTTTACCATCTTATGTTGATCAAATTCAAACAGGAAAAACAAAACAAAATTTTGAAAGTTATAATGATTATCCTGAAAGTGTAAAAAATAACGCTTGTAAGGTATTAAGATGGAGAGATGAACACGGTGATGAAGTTAAGGGAATGACTCAAGTGGGTTGGACAAGAGCGAATCAACTGTGTAAAGGTGAGAATATATCAGAAGATACCATTTCAAGAATGGCCGCGTTCGCAAGACATAGGAAAAATTCTGAAGTCGCTCCTGAATTTAAATCAACACCTTGGAAAGACGCAGGATATGTGGCTTGGTTAGGATGGGGTGGAACAACAGGTATTGAATGGGCTTCAAAGAAATTAGAGACTATTAGAAGGAAAAAAATGTCAAAAGAACAATTTGCTACAGATGATGAACAAAGAATTGTTTTGGGACCAGCAATGATACCTGATTTGAAAATCTTCCGTAAGGATGAAAAAGGAAATCCATACTATGTGGTGTTTCGTAAAGAGGTAATAAAAATGATTGCTGAAAAATATATGAAAAACAAATATACAGATAATAATGATTTGGATCACGATGGTAAAGCGGTAAAAGATGTATATGTTGTCGAGAGTTGGATTGTAGAAGATGAGGAATTTGATAAATCTAGAAAATATGGATTCGAACTCCCTATTGGTTCTTGGGTAGTATCAATGAAAGTATCTGAAACTCCTGAAGGAAACAAGGTATGGGAACGTGTTAAAAAGGGTGAATTGAAAGGATTTAGTGTATCAGGATTCTTCGAAGAGGTGGCTCAATTCGCAAGAGAAGATATCTTTATTCAAAAAGTCATAGAAATATTACGACAAGTTAAAGATTAAAGTGGCCATATATATAAATTTTTATATTTAATAATAGAATAACTTAAAACAATTCAAAGATTATGTCAAAATCTAAAAATGCAATAACAGAAATTAAAAAATTGATGGTTCAGTTTGGTTTTATAGAAGAAAATCCAACTTTATTATCATTTAAATTGAAAGACAATACAATCTTACAAACTGAGAAATTGGAAGTAGGTAAATCTATTTCTAAGATCAATGAAGCTTTCGAACAAGTCTCACTTGAATCAGGTGTATATCGTATTGATAATTTCGATGTAGAAGTAAAAGATGGTATCATTAAAACCATTAAAGAAATTTTCATTGACGCAGTTCTAGAAGACGGAACAAAAATATCTGTTGAAGGTGAAGAACTTGTTGAAGGAGCTAAAGTTGTGGTTGTCACAGAAGAAGGAAATTTACCCGCTCCTGATGGAATCCATTCTTTGGAAGATGGAACAAAAGTTGAAACTAAAGATGGTATGATTGTATCTGTCAAATTACCTGAAGTATTAGAAGAAGGTGTTAAGAAAGAAGAAGAAGTAGTTGATGAAGAAAAGAAAAAAGAAGGACAAATTGGTGACGAAGAGATGTATCAATTATTGAAAGATATGATGGAGAAAATCTCTAGTAAAATGAAAAAGATGGAAGACAAAATGAATAAGGTTGAAGCTGAATTTAAATCCTTTAAAAAAGAACCAGCTTCAAAACCAATTCCAAATGGTAAAACAGATTTTTCAAAAGAAATAAACAATTATGAGGAAAGTAGAATAAAAGCAATCCTCGAATTAAGAAATAATAAATAAAAAAATTAAAATTAATTATGAAAAATTATTCAAAACACAACTTTGATTATGTAGTGTCAACCATTACAGGTTTTACTGATGAAGTGGGTGGAGCCTTGTTAACAAAGGCTTTGATGAACGCTACAACAGTAAAAGAAATTAGTCAAAGAATCGGGATTAAAGGTTCCCAAAGCTTGAATTTATTAGATTCAACTCCTGTATATCAGGCCGGATCTTGTGGTTGGAATTCAACCGGTTCGACAAGTTATACACAAAGAGATCTAACAGTATGTCAAGAAAAAGTAAATATGGAGTGGTGTAATCAGGATCTTCGCGACACATATTTGTCAATGTTCTTAGAAGGTGGTGATTTAAGTATTAATGAACAAACTCCCTTCGAAAACGTGATCGCTGACAACATTATGGGTCAGGTTCAACAACGTGTGGAGTCTAAGATTTGGGGTGCAACAATTGCTGGTGGTGATTGTTTCGATGGTTTAAAAACATTGATCGCATCTGGTCAAACAGGTGTTGGTGTTTCTGTATCAGGAACTGCATTTAATCCATCAGTAGCTTATGGAACTAACGGTTCGCCAATATGGGAGGTCGATAAACTAATCAATGCACTTGATGACAATGCTCAAAATTTGGATGATCTAAAGGTATTCTGTTCAGTAGCAAATTTTAGAAAGTATGTTCAAAGTTTAACAGCCGCTAACTATTTTCAAAACTACATTGGTAGTTCAATGGGTATTGGTTCAGTAAATAATTCTTACGCCATTCATCCAAATACAAATGTAAAGGTGGTTCCAACTTTAGGTATTACAACAAACTATGTTTGTATTTTACCAGCAAGATATACATTCTTCGGAACAAACTTGTTAGATGATAGTGAGCGTATGGATGTGTTTTACTCAAGAGACTTTGACGTTTTAAAAGGTAGAGCATCATACTCATACGGGGCGCAAATTGCTAAATTTGGTAGTTTGAACTACTTCGCAGTAAACGGTCTATAAAAAAACAAAGGGGTGAAAGTCCCCTTAATATAAAAATATAAAAAAAATAAAATTATAAAAATATGAGCTGTTTTATTTCAAGTGGTATACAGATCGGGTGTAGTGATGGTTTGGGTGGAATCAAAAAGGTATATATTCTCGGTGGTTCATCAGGTGCTACTATTTCAGGTGTTACTTATAACTCTGATGGAGCGATAACAGGAGCTACAGGATCGGGAACTTTATATGGTTTCGAACTCAAACGCAACACTTCATCATTGGTTCAGACAACCACTAAGAGCTATGAAAATTCAAGCGTATATTGGGAACAAGTTTTGACTACAGTTTTCTACAAATATGATCAAGACAAGAGAAACCAATTAAAAATATTAGGACAGAATGATGAATTACAAATTATCGCAATTGACCAAAATGATACACAAGTTTTATTAGGTCAAGTGAATGGAATGTTCCTTAGTGGAGGCGACGCCAATAGTGGAACGGCCCTAGGAGATGGTTCGAAATTTACTTTTGTTTTTTCTGGTCAAGAACCAGAACCAGCTAGAGTAATTCAGGGAACACTTGCAAGTGTGTTCTCAGGATTCACTATTAGTGGTTAATAGTAAGTCTTCTCAGAGACTGAATCTTCATAGTAATTAGAAAGGGGTGTTCTACATCCCTTTTTTTTTTATTATAGAATATGAAAATACTTTTTTTTATATTTAATAATATAGAGTCTATAGTATGATTATATTACAAAAAGGACAGGAGAATGAATTGGTCTTGAATATCAATAACAATTCGAGAACTGATTTTACAGGTTATACTTTAACATTCACACACTCATTATCTCGTGAGGTTAAGTCATATTTGATTAATACATCAAATCCATCTCAATACGCAGATAATGATAGGTATTGTGAAATTGTTTTAAGTCTACAAACTGATGATTTAAATTATGAAGGTCAATATCAATTACAAATATTTGGTAATGGAACTTCTTTAGTTTATACAGGATTATGTAGATTAGAAGGAACATCAGAAAATAATGAAATTATCGAATACATTTCAAGTAATGACGATAATGAACAATACATTTATATACAAGATTAATTTATGAGTGAAAAAATAAAATATAAATTAGGAAAATTAAATTTTCGTCAAGAACCATTTTTACCAATCTTTTCAGAATCATTCGATCGTAGACCATTTGTCTTATTTGGATATGACAATCAAATGCCTCAGTATTTGATTAGTAGATACCAAAATTGTGCAATTCATAAAGCTATTGTAAATTCTAAAGTAAATCAAATAATGGGTGATGGAATTGTTTCTCTAAACAATCCTATGGCGTCTATAAACTTAATAAATCCAAAAGAAAACGTATATGACGTTATGAAAAAATGTGCTTTGGATTTAGTTCTTTTTGGTGGTTACGCCTTGAATATTGTATGGTCAAGAGATAGAGAAACTATAGCAGAAATATATCATTTGGATTTTAGTAGAATCCGTAGTGGTAAAATAAATCCTGAAAATGATATAATTGAAAAATATTATTATAGTGCAGATTGGACTAATATCAAAAAATTTCCTGTAGAGGAATATGACACATTTAATCAAAATGAAGGAGACGCAAGTCAAGTTTTATATTATAAAAGTTATTGTCCAAATAATTCTTATTATCCACATCCTGATTACTCAGGAGGTTTAGCCGCCATTGAGATCGACATAAACATAAAGGAATTTCATTCTAATTCACTTAAGAATGGTTTAAGACCATCATTATGGATTAACTTCAATTCAGGACAACCAGGTCCTGATGAGGAAAGAGTAATTTCTCGTGGTATAGAAGAACAATTTTCAAGTGTAAATAACGCTGGTAGACCAATAATTTCATTTAATGAAAGTAAGGAAACATCTCCTGAAATTGTTCAAATAGGGGCCGATACAAATGATGGTTATTATACCGCGTTATATCAAGATATACAACAATCAATATTAAGTGCTCATAGAATATCTACAGGTGAATTATTTGGTATATCAACGGCTGGTAAATTAGGATCTAAAGATGAAATTGTAACTCATATTGATTACATAAGAAAGACGGTAATATTACCATATCAAAGTGAATTACTCAATGTATTTGATAAAGTTGTTAGTCTTAAATTTAGTAAACCAACTAAGTTTGAAATCAAACCACTTTCTATTTTTGTTACAGGAGATGTAAACGAACAAGCTCCTGTAGTAGACAAACCTGTTACTCCCGTTGAAGCTGAAAAAACAGTTATCAATGAAAATATAAAAAAATTATCAGGTAGAGAATATATTAACTTAATGAGAATTGTTCGTGAATATAATAAAGGTAAAATAACAAAACTCCAAGCAATACAAATGTTGAAAAGTGGATATGGATTAAATGATGATGAATGTGACATTTGGTTAGGTGAAGAAGAAGATTAAATAAAATACAATTATGGCTACAAAACTATTAGTATCAGAAAATAAAATTAAGTCCTTTAGTAACATAAACCGAAATTATGATATTGACGCTATACGTGCAGAATTAGCAGTTGGACAAGATATACATTTAATGCCTATTCTTGGAGCAAAATTTTATTATCATTTATTGGATCAAATTAATTTAACAGGTAATACATTTAATGCCGATGAATTAACTTTGATTAATGATTTTATCGCTCCATATCTAATACAAGTTTGCTATTTCGAAATGTTGCCACATATACACGTGAGGACGATGAATGTTGGACTTGTTGAACCATCAGGTTTAGAAGGTGGAAGAACAGGAACTGATATAGAAACAATGAAGTATCTTAGAAATATACAAAAACAAAGAGCCGATTTCTATAAACAAAGATTACAAGATTATTTGATAACAGGACGTGGTCAAGGTAAATTCCCTCAATATGATCAATACGCTACAATTGATGGTATCACACCAATGAAAAATGAAAAATACAATAGTCCAATTTATCTTAATCATACAACAAGATATGGTATAAGTAATAGAAGATATTTATACAATAATTATATTCCCGTATATTCTGAATTTGATAGATTAAATCCACCTTGTGATGGATGTCAATAATAAAATAATTTAATGAAAGACTTATTATTAATCATATTACCATCAATGTTTACCGCAATATTAGGTTGGACATTAGGTAGAAGAAAAGAAAATGTAGATCTATGTGGTGAAAGATTAGATGATTTGGAAAAATCAATTAGTGTTTATAACATCATAATAGAAGATATGTCAAAAAAAATTGAAGAATTAACAGGTCATATTTCTAAATTAGAAAATAAAATAGAACAATTGATGACTGAAAATAAACAATTGAAAAGAACTAATTTATGACAATACCAAAACCTACCGAAAAAGAATTACAAAAGTGGAATAAGTCAGAT